GCAACACCTTGTGCTACTCCGCTTAGGTCGTTTTCTCTTGTAAATACTCCTGGGCTGACTATACGGTCAACAGGACTAAATTTTCCTCCTTCAGTTATTGGCATATGTTAAATTCCTTTCAAATGTAGAAATTTTGATAAAAAAATCTAAATATAAATATTCCCGAAAAATTCAAGATGTTAATATTTATAAACAATTTTAAAATTATTGATATAAAGGAAAAAATCTTCGTCCGGCACCTTCAACATATACAGGAGCCCATCCCCAAAATGTTTTGCTTCCAATACCACCTAAATCTTGACTTGTACCTCCACCATTAATTGTAAATATATAAGCATTTGGATCTGTTAATCCACCACCACCAATACTATAATCACCTTCACCAATTAAATAGAGATTTGGTACTATAGTTTTATTTTCTAAACCAGGTGTTTTTAAATCTGTTAAAAATGCACTGTATTTCTTTTCCGGATATAAAGACGATGTGTTATTATAATAAATAAAAGACAATACCATTTCTTGTGCAGGTACTAAAGTAATAGATCCAGATACTTCAATAGATCCACTACCAGGTCCATCAAATCCGGCAACGCCACCCCATTGTATTTGTTGATATGGATAAAAATTAATTGTATTATTCGTACTTCCAGAAGACACTAATCTAATACTAAATGATCCGGAATCTACTGAAGAACTAATATAAATATTTAAATTATTAAGTGTGTGTAAATGCCAAAAAGAATAATCCGAAGAACAAGTAATGGACGATGTAGATCCACTAAAATATGATGATGTAAATGAAAATTCACCTTGACCCGCAGGTCCAGATGGTGATGGTATCCAAACGGTATCATAATCAGTTGGACTATTTTTTGCTAATACATAATTTGTAGTTCCACCTGTAGGTATTCCATTATTTGCATAACTTGCACTTGTAGCAAAAGAACTACTAAAAGAATAACTAGAACTATTTGCATATGAACTACTCAATGCATAACTAGAACTTATTGAATAACTAGATGTATTTGAATAACTTGACGAAACAGTATAACTTGCCGTAATTGATCTTGATGCACTTATTGCCCACGAAGCCGTTCCATATAAACTAGATGTAATATTATATGAAGATATTGATCCTGTAACAATTAAAGATCCTGTAACATATCCACTTCCAGTAAATGGAAATCCATTTCCTGTTCCTCCTGCACTCGCACTAATAGTTACTATCGGACCAGATCCACTTATTATAGTTACTCCGGGTCCACCAATTATAGAAGTAATATTACCACCTCCACTCCCAGATATAATACTTCCAGAAGCAACCGCACTGGATGTCATCACACAAACTTGTTCAGTGACATCATTCCAAGTTAAGAAATATTTAAATGGTGCGGGTGTATCACTCTTACAAGGATGTTTCCAAAAAATACTACTTGTTACATTTAAAATATCTACATTTATCACCGCACTACTTCCAATGTCTGGTGGAGCACTACTTCCAGATGGATCAAAAACTTGAACGGTTCTTAAATTTGTATATGAAAGATTTGAATTAACATCATATAATTCGGATTTAATTTCAAAAACTTCATTAGCTACATTTACCGGGAATGGAACTTTTACATAATATGAATTTCCAGTATAACCATACAATTCAGAAACTTTTATTGATAAATCAGAAACAATTATTTGTTTGACATTTTCGGGATAAACAACTAAAGTTCCATAAAGATCTTCGGGAAATTTAAATTCAAAATTTTGTTTTTGATCAAAATATTTTCCAGTTGTACTTCCACTATAAGCAAATTCTCCAATTAATACACCTCTATTTGAATCATAACTAATATTTTTATTTACACTTGGCAATGAACTTGTAATATAAAATTTCAATTTAGCCGTAGCAGAAGAATCTTTTTCTATTACGGATGTTCTGAATGAGAAAACATAATCTGTATCTTTATAAAAAGACAAAAAGTTACAGTCATAGTTGGATCCTGATTGTGCAGCTTGTTCATTTGCATTATACGGTAAATAAGAAACATTTCTGTTTGTAAATGATGTATTGGCTTTTACAATTGCATATGTACCATTTAGATTACTACCAGATATTTTTAAACCATTAACAAATGTTTGATTATCATATTTAAAATTCAAATCACTTGAACTAGTAAACCAGAAATTATTTATATGAAATTGATTGAAAAATACACCCAATCGTTCAAATGCTTTATTTGGAGTTACCGGATCTCTTAATATTTCTGTATCACCAAATGATTCATCAATTACCGATTCAAAATCGCCTAAAGTTCTTAAACTTTTTCTATAAACTTTGTGTTTAGCAGGTTTACCAGTAAAAGTATTAATATTTTTATAAATTATCTTGGCATAAGAAAACTTCTTATATTGTTTTGCACCACTCAATCCTAAAGATTCTTGTAAATAACTTGAAGATAAAAATAAAGAAGAATTATAAGTTACATCATTATAAACAATTTTATAATTTCCACTTGTAATTGTTGCAACTTTGTTATTATAAGTAAATGGTGTATCTAAAATTAATGTAGTAGTATTTAATACGTCTTTAATTAAAAAAGAAGCAGTGGTATTTATACTAATTTCATTAAAACTAGCATAATCTCTAATTTTATTTACATATAATTGTACTTGGAAATTTTTTAAACTTGAACTAAAGTTAGCAGAACTGTCAATTATTCTATAATCTACAAGATTTTTTCTATATCCAAACTTTTGAATATCAAAATCCGCCTTAGGTTGTACGGCATTTGATAAAAAACTACCTGTGACTATTTTTGGATTATTTTCTACAGAAGATGATACTGCATAAGATAATATTGGTTCAACTTCAATTAATGGTTGACTATAGAATCTAATTTTAGAATCTGTAACTTTATTGACATTTATGTTTATATTAGCCGTCCATCTTACTGTTTTATTGTCTATTGTAGTAGAAACTAATATTATTTTACCAGAACCAACTGAATTTTGTTCATAAACATAAATTGATAGTACAATAATTCTTTTATTTGTTAATTGATCAACGCTAATAGCCTTTTCTATAAAAAGAGGTACGCCATTACCATCAAATGCTTCGGTAAGTATTTCAGCACCAATTTTAAGTTTGTCACTTCCATTGATTACCAACGCATTTTTCCCCACAGAGAATTCCGGAGAAAACTCTGTGAGGTTAAAATATTCGGATAAGTATGTCTTATCTTCTATATTAACACTTTGACTTGATAAACCTAAAATTTGACCTGTCTTTATGCTGGGCATATATACTATAAATATATATACCCATTAATTATACATAATTAACTTTAGAGAACCCGTTTTCTTTCTTAATTTCAAGTCTATTGTCAACCATGTCTCTCATACTATCCAAATGACTAATAATCCATACGAAATCAAAGTTAGTCTTCAAGAACGCAAATAAAGCACCCATAGATGATAAATTATCAGCATCAGCACATCCAAATCCTTCATCTATAGCTATAAAGTTGGGTCTTGGTAGATTACTAATGTTAATTAACGCTACTCTCATAGCCAATGAACTAACAAATCGTTCCATACCACTAGCCAACTCTAATGGCCATCGTTTATCTTCGTAATTAATATGTGTAGTTACATTTTTACCATCGGTCTGTAAGATTACAGTAAATTCTACTATTTGGTTTAATATGTTATTTACTTCCTTTTCAATAGTTGGTAAAGCTCGACTAATCAATTCATAAGGAATACCATCCCTAGAAATTGCATTTGTATACAATTGATAAGCTTCATATTCAACTTCAAGTACTTTTACATCTTCAATTGACTTTTGGATAGTCTTTCGTTGTTCTTCAAATCCAGAAATTTTAGTATTATAATTAATGATGTTATTGTTTACATTCTTAATTTCCAAGTCAATTGTTTTAATATTAGATTTAATTGAATCAATAGTATCTTTAATAGTCTTATTAAATTCAATTGCATCTTTATTGTTATAGTATTCCTTGATTTGACTTTCAATATTAATTAATGAATTCTGATTTGAACTAATATTATTTGATAACTTTAAGATTTCAGTATTTAATTTGTTAATTTTAATCTGTGTTTCAACATGTAATTTATGAATATCGTTGTATTCTTTCCAATGATCTTTTATATAAGACAATTCCCCAACTTTATTTTTAAGATTAGTATATTCTCCAACAAGACTTTGAGCTTCAACTTTGTCCGATTCAAGTTCTTCTCTTGTTTTAATTGCATCTTTAACGAATACATTGGTTGTACAAAAAGTACAATTTGGATCATACTTATGTTCTTCCAACTTCTTTAGTTTTTGTAATTTAGATGTAACAACAATCTTCTTCTTTTCAATAAACTGTTCTTTTTGATTTAAAGATGTTTCCAGTTCTTTGTACGATTCATACTTAGTTGTAATATCATCATTATCATAATTCTTTATAATTTCATCATATTCTTTATATGTTGATTCAACGGATGACAATTGAGACTTATATGAATTTAAACTAGAAGATTGTGTTGATATTGAATTTTCTAATGAAACTTTTTTTGATTCAATTGAAACAATATCAATAATATTACCGTTAACATTAATTAGTTTTTTAGTTTCATCTAACAATCTATCATTTTCAGAATCTCTTTGATTAGATAGTTTTTCTAAATTAGAATTTTCATTTCTAAGTGAACCAGAAAAGTTTTCTATGTCGGCATTTAAATTCAATAACTTTTGAGTATAGTCATTATTCTTAAAATTCTTTAACAATGAATTGATTTCTTTAGTTTTATCAGACGCATCGTTATACAAACTGTCAAATATAGTTAGTCCCATGAATTGGGCCAACAGATCTTTTCTTTCTGTTTGTCCCATATCTACGAATGAACCAACTTTATTGTTTTGGATGCTCAAGACAGTTAAAATAAAGTCGTCATATGTACCAACATAATCACGAATGATATCATTAGTACTTCTACGAGCTTCACCATTAAGTTCTACAACTTTACCACATTCTTCTTTCCAAAACTTTACATCTACTTTGACATTTCCTTTTTTGTCCGCATGTCCTTTTCTTTCAATGAAGAAATCTACACCGTTAACTTCAAAGTTAAACTTGCAACGGAATGTCATCTTTTGTGTATTAAGAATGTGAGATGCTTTGAACGCTCTATCACATTTATCAAAAATACAAAAAGATAATGCTGATAATACACTTGATTTACCCGCAGCGTTATTAGCAAATAATCCAACTACATTGTGCATCTTGGTAAAGTCAATAATATTGTCTTCACCATAACTAAACATATTATCAAATTCAAACTTCTTAGGTTTCCATCTAATATTTCTAACGATAGATTCTTTTTCCAAAGATGCATTTAAATCTTTATTTATCTTATAAATCTTTTCAAGTGTGTCTTTTGTAGGACTTACGTTCTTATTATTAAGATAGTCGGTGATTAACTTATTTTGGTAATCCACATCAGATACATCAGTCAAATTAAAATTACTGTTGTCAATAATATTATTAGATGCTGTATTAGGTGAATCTACACGAACATAAGTTACTTCAGTAACATCAGATTTTTCACGAATATGTGATAATACAGATTTAACTTCAGTAGCAACACTTTCAAAACACTTCAATCTTAATCTTGCCTTCTTAGGCATATCAGATATATCAGTAGTCAACTTACCTTTGTTAATTTCCGCAGTATAAAATCCATAATCATTTGGAATTTCATAGTGTTTAAATACTTTAGTCTTCAAATCCCAAAATACAAACCCATGTCCTTTTAATTCTTCTCCATGATTCTGTTGAATCAATGAACCTACATATACAATAATTGGTTCGGATTGATTTAAAACTTGATGTCTATGAATATCACCTAACAATACAATATCATGTCCATCAAAGATTTGATTGGTAATGGTTCTACTTGCAACTTTATATCCTACATCTGTAATTGCATTATTTACTGGTCCGTGAAATAAAGCAATTTTATAACGAGTTTCGTTTAAATAAACCTTGGGAATATCCTTCGCTTTAATATACTTATCTGGTTCATCAAAGACACTATAATGATTAAATAGAATATCTCCTAAGATATAAAGTCCAGAATCCTTTAGATAAAATAAGTTTTTATGGTTAATTGCGTCAACAATTGGACTCAAACTATCTAATCTATTTTTATTAGCTAATGTAGCATCATGATTACCCGCAATCAATACTGTAGGTCTTCTATCTGCTAGGTTTTGAAGAAATTCAGTTGTAATCTTTACACATTCAGGTGAAAGATCACTCTTTGAGTGTAAAACATCTCCCAGTACGGTAACTACAGTTTCCGCAGGTGTCTTATCTACTGCTTTATACAATCTTTCAAATACTTGATTGTATTCATCGTGTCTCTTTGTAAGACGCAAATGAATATCTGCAATGTGAAATACATTCTTGAATTCTTCTATATCCGATTTAAGATATTTTGCCATATTATATTCTTAGTTTTAACTTAAACAACTTTTCAAAGTCCATCGTATCACAACTGTCTATCAGTTGCCAAGTTTTTTCAAAACCTATTACACTTGGATCTTTACCGTCCAATATTATTAATTTGGTTGGAATACTATTCTTGATTAGAAATTCACAGATTTTGATGGAATCTTTTATCGCATCATTGTCTAATAAAATATGTACCATCGGTACATCATGTTCTAATAATTTTAATTTTAATTGCTTACTCAATGTCTTACCAAACAATGGTATACAATTATTTTTTACTGCAATAGCATCAAATGGACCTTCCACCAATGTTATTGGTTGTTCAAAGTTAATAAATAATTCAAATCCAATAATATTCTTTGATGCTGAACAACTAACATATTTCAATCCTTTAGTTTCAAAAAAACTTCTAGCTGTATAAAAATTTAATATACCATTGTTGTCATATGATGGTATTACCACTCGGTTTTTCAAATCACCTTCAGTACAATATCCAATATTGTATCTAATAATATCATTCTTAGTTATATTTCTAGACTTTAGATATTTTAACGCATGTTTATATTCCAGTTCATTTACTGGTTCATTGATTGGTTTAAATTCTTTAGGTAACTTAACCAATTTTAGTTCTTCTGGTTCATCTTCAAAAGAAATAGAAAATTCCGTTGTTAGTTTCTTAGAAAAAGATTTCTGACTTAATCCAATTGTTGTATAATATTCTGCGGGAGCATTTAATTTCTTAAATAAAGTCTTGAAACTTGTTCCACTAAATCCACATACCCAACAATTATACTTACCTGTATGTAAATTAATTTCTAGTTTTCTTTTATAATGTTTGCAAGATGGACAATGATAAACTGCATCAGTTCCCTTACGAATCTTGGGAACTTGATGTAACAGTTTATTTAAAACGGATACAATTGTCTCTTGATATAACAACATTAACTATACTTTACAATAAAAGTCTTATTCTATCAACTTTTTATTTGGATCATTTTTCACCCAAGGTTTCTTATCTAATGCAACTGCAATTTTCATCAATTTAATTGGATCAATTGGTTTTTCTTTTTCAACATCTTCAGATTTATCTTCGGATTTTTTACTTTCATTTGATGTTTTATCATCATTTTCTTCGGTTTTTTGTTCCTTTTCTTCGTCTTTAATATCTTCAGATGGAGTGGGTGGAATATCTTGTTGGATATTTTCTTGAGTATATGTTTGATGTTTTGGGATGTAACCTATTACATTTCTAGAAATTATTCCTTGCATCAAATATCTTTTGTAATCATTGTACATATCTCTATAATATTCAAATGCGTTATTAATATTTTCATATTCTGGTTGAGTAATATTAATACAAACACAATTATTTTTTTCTTTCCATTTGAATCCTGGAACATCCAATATCATACAACATACATTAATAAGCAATTCTCTTTCATTTGAATCGTTTATTACAATGTAATAATTTTTAGTTATATCTGATATAGATAATTCACTTTCGGATATATTATATTTTTGACATATCCGTTCTAACTTTTCTTTAGCCGCATTTCTTTCTCCGCCCTTACCCTTTTCGGCTAATGCTTTTATCTTTTTTGCTAACTCTATTATTTTGTTGCGGTTCATCTTTGTATAATGCGCAGACTATACCATCATACATATCACCATTTCGTTCGTCCCAATTACCCTTTTTGTTAAGAACAGTAAATTTAACTACATCAGGACAAATTGATTCCAATTCAGATTTGACAAATTCTTTTGATTTAACACCTTTAATTCTACACTTACCAAATAACTGTTTTCGCATCGTATTAACCGATAACAGATTTACCTTGACTTTAAAGTGTTCTTCAATAATATAAGCAAAGACTGCGTTATGACGGGCCAATGTAATTATAACTTGTTGTGATGTGAATCCACCTGCAAATCCACTTAGAGCAGCTTCTAAATTAATGACGGCAACATCTTTAATTAACGGATTCTTTTCCAATTCAGATATAACAAAAAAAGTTTTCTCTTTTGTTGTTTCAAACTTTTTGGTATCAATATAACCGGCATCTAAGACTTTTCCGTCTTTACTAAATGCCCAACCTGTAACTGATGTAGATGAATCCAAACCTAATATAACCATATACTAATATATAGTATATAATCTTACTGCTTATATTTTTTATTATTAAAACCGTTTAAATAAAGAGATTTGCCTTTTTTGATTCCTTCAATTCCAAGACCTTCGTCTCCACCTTTTGCAAATCCAGGTCTAGTCCAATCTTTTTCTAATTGTCCAAAAATGTCGGGAGTAGCCTTTTTAGCGTCAAAAGCTCCACCAACTTTTTGAGTTTTATATCTTTCTTCTAAACTTTTATTTAAAGAGTCTCTATTTACTGGTGTTGGCATATATTATACTTTCTTTTTATAAATATGTTTAAATATCCCATTTTACAAAAATATTTAGTGGTAATTCACCAGTATTTTTAATTGGCATACCCAATTTAGCAACCGCAACCAAATCTGCACCACTATAAAGCCCTACTGTTGTTATATATGGTGCTAAATAAGAACCAGTTGGGTCAATTGAAGAACTATAATTAAATTCAAAGAAATCTCGTTTTATAGTTTTACCGCCAAATTTACCAATCTTTTGTTCAATATAACTTACAATTTGTTGTACAGTTTTTCTAGTAGACTTTGGTTCTACATACTTGAATAATTCTGTTTGATTCAAATTGTCATTGAAATATTTCCAAAGTATGTACATATCATTCAAATTAACTTTACTATTACCATCAATGTCAAAATCATAATAGTTTGATGACAATAATGAAGTATAATTGGTTGTATAACTAGATGAAATGTTATATTCTACAGAATATAAATTAAACAATGACTGTTCTTCATTGGTGAATGTCATATAATTCCACCAATTATATGTACCATTAATTTGATAGTTAATATATTTTAATATCAAATCTAGATCGGTAAAATTAAAATATTGATTACCATCAATATCAAAATCAAATGTATTTGGTACTAATGATGTAGGATTTGTACTGTAGTTAAATTCTCCGGATTCAATTCTACATAATACTTGTTTTTCATATAGTTTAACATTGCTCTTATATTCAATGTCATACTTAGATTGTAATGGATTAGAACGATCTTTTAATAAATTATCAAAAATAGAACCACTATTTGACAAAATAATCTTACCATCTCTATAAAATACATTTCCAATATGATAATCGGTGACTAAATCGTTAAAATTATAAATATATGAATAACCATTGATGGTATCATATACAGAAGATGTCATTTCATTTGGATTTGTCAAGAATAATGGAGAACCAATAGACACTATATTATCTGTTATTGCAGCACTATATCCAAATGTTGTATATGGATAACCATATTGTTTCTTTTTAGTTACTACCGATTTTATTTCCCATAGTGATGTAGACAGTGATGATGTGTAGTAAACAAATTGTCCTAAAGTATCAATTATATTGTCATTTGGATTGCAATCAAATCTTTTATTGATAGTATTTTTAATATAACTGGAACTAAATTGATTGATATCTTTTGTACTAGTAACAATTGCATTACCCTTATAAATGTCAACGGAATATCCTAAATTATTGGATTCTAAAATATTTTCATTACCAAATGATTTTTCTAACAAAAACCAATCAGTTGCATCCGAACACTTTTTCCAAAAATAAACTGCACCTCTATTTCGTAGAACTGTAGAACCACTCCATTCATAATAATACATATCATTTGGGGAACCTACTATAATTGTATCTCCGTATATTGATATTGAATTGCCGTATTTACTGGCACTTGGTTGACTACCAGGAAAATATGGTTTGGTATCAATGAAATTTAATGATCCTGTTATATTTCTTTGTTCAATCAATTGATCATTTAATTCCCATTGATATGTTGATTGATTAAGTTCATATACAGAAACATATGATGGAATTATCGCACTACCAGTTGATTTATTGCCAACTACTATTCTATTTGAACCACTTGGATCAATTTTAACTACACCACCAAAATCATTTGTTCCTGTAATAGTTTGATAATGGTTCCATACACCAAGAGATTGTGTGTATATATAAGCTGCATTATTTTTACTTGATCCAACTACTAATTTGTTTTCAAAAATTGAAACCGATTCACCGAATGTAGAATATTCTAGATTGTCAAATGAATTTGTAATACTATATTTTGGATAATAAACTGTCCCAGAAATATAACTACTTGAATAATCGGATAAATCGTATATATCAACACAAGAACCTGTATAAACTATAGAACCGTTAATCAATGAAAATCTATAATATGGATTTCCGATTACTACTATTGATCCGGATACATCTACGGATAATCCATAAGAATCATCATAAATAACAGGATTCCATACACCCAAATCAATTTCTATGTTCAATCCTAAAACAGGAACAGACGATGTATCTGCATTAATATATGTGGTATCTACACTACTGGTATCCGCAGATAAATATCCTGGAAAATCATCTGGATTTATGTATTTATAAAATATAAAATTTGGATCGTATACATCTGTTGTTTTAGAATATTTAAATATTTCAACCGATCCTTTATTATTTAATACGAATGATCCGGATAAAAAAGATGTAGGATTACCAACTGCTACATAATCACCATCAGCAGCAATTGAATATCCTGTTTTTAATTTATAAATTGGATCGGTCATATATCAGTGAATTCTATTTCTTGATAAGTAGAAAAATAACTTCCACTAAGTATTAAATTTTCATTTCCGTCATCTACAATTACATAATTGGCATCATCTTGATCATCAATTATTGTTACACTATATGGAGAAATTTTTTCTCCGAAATTAATTGTTGGAATTGTGAATACATCCATTACATCTGTCAAGAGTCTATATGTAGTATCCAAATTGAAATTTTCTACACCCCATAATTGAACCGGATTATTATACGTGTTATAGAATAATTGTTTATTGGTATTATATACCAATCGCATATAAGTACCATCAGTATTAGTTGGGTTAGATGATGAATTATAATATTGATTTCCTACGGGAAAAAATGTGCCTGTAAGATTCAATCCACGTTGATATTGAACAAAATCGTCTTCTTGTTGTTGTAACGCTAAATTACAATAACTATTTGTTGTAGGCAAATTTGTACCATCACCATAATCAATATAAATATGAGATATCGACCCACTTAATGATCCAGACATCCATAATATCAAATCCGTAGCTTCAATATTTGTAGGATTCCAAAGTTTCTTAGCAACAAATGGGGTAACTTGGACATCATCTCTATTTAGACTTTTAATCATGTATCCATTAGTTTAAAAATCAAGTCTTACTCTAATCAACAATTCACTATCAAAAGTTTTTTGTGTTGGTTGACTTAATTTTGCAACTGCTACAAGTTCATTATCACTATCATATAAACCAACGGTAGTAATATAAGTCGTAGGATTATTTACAAAATCACTAATCTTAATAGAACCTCTTGCTAATACTGTACCATTTAAACTATCAGTAGTACCATTTGCAATAAATGTTGGATTGTTTGTATAATTAAAATCTTGATTCTTGACTCTTACGAAATATTGAGCAGATGGTAAATATTCGGATTTTCTTACTTTAAATGTCTTTGTTGTACATTTAGTAATTGCTTGGAACATAGTTCTTTGATTCAATGCGTATGTATTGGTTTGATCCGCAACACTTGCGAATGATCCAGTCAAAGATACACCAACAGAAGAACTTAATGCTGCAGCATTTAATACAACTGTACCTGTTTTTGGATAAAATAATCCAATGGAATTGTATGTAATTACTCCTCCACTTGTATATGCAGATGGAACACCGTCATTTACACTACCGCTAATGATATTATAAACATCAAATTGTTTCTTAACTACAGAAGAATCATCAATAAATGTAAATTGACCTTTGGCACCACTAATACTAAATTCAATTTGTCCTTCATCTACACGATCTTTGTATTTATCTGCGGAGAAATTCAATACTACGATGCCGGATGCGGTAACAGATGTAGTTGAATCGGTAGATGTAGCTACCGTATAATTGCCAGATTTAAAATTGAAAAATGTATCATCCGGTGTCAATAATACATTCTTGTATTGATTATAAATTGCTTGTGTTGGACGAATATATAATGATGTTGCATCTGTTACAGATGAACCAGAACCATAATAATCACCATATGTTATTGAAAAATGTGGTTGGTTTTGGTAATATACATTGTAATAATACAATCCGTTTTGAACATCATATTGGTTTGAACCAGTCAATACCACTTGAGTGGATGATGTTGTAAAAGTTGATTGTGTTACTGCATAATTGCCGTCAACCCAAAATCCAGAAGAAACCTTATTGATTCTTCCTGCTACTATATCTGTAGATTCAAAGTTTTTAAAAATCATATTTTATTAAGCGGTTGTGGTTGGGACTGTTATGGTAACTGGAATTGTTAAACTACCACCGCTTTCATTTCCAATGATAGTCAATGTTGTAGTTATGGTAGATATCAAAGCGTTATTTGGTACAAATTTAAACTTATTACCAACTACTACTTGAGAAGCAGCAGTAACTGCATCCCCAGCAAAACTTGGAACAGTAGCACTTGTAGAATTAATACTATTTGTTTCGGTTACTAATAATGTTCCGGCATTCTTATTACCCAATATAGCAGTATATCCTAGTGTTGTATTATATGTTGGATTGGTACTTGGAGAAATTATGAATTCACTCGTATTCAATCTATCGGTTGTAATACTTGTTTGTGCGATAGAAATTACTGGAATTGCGGTTACACCGGATGGTAATGTTACCAACTTGTACTTCATTACTTGTGTTTCATCACTAAATGGTTCCAATACTGGTGTATTTCTTATAGAAATATCATAAAAAGCACTACCTAGTGGATGTGTTGAATTGTATAAGTTATAGTCAATTTCATCATCCGCAAGAGCAAATGATGTAATGTTCAAAGAACCATTCTTTGCCAACAATTGTCTACCTTTTTGGGTTAAAATCGCATCAACTGTTATAGTTTTGTTATCTAGATATGCCATATAATATAAGTATATTTATCAATAAATATTATTCATTAAATCTTTTTTATGAACTAATCAATGAATTTTCAGAAACTTGTAAATTTATTTGAGTTCTTTCAATTGGTGACGAATTATCATTATTTCCTTTATCATCTACGGTTGTATATATAGTTTGACTAGATTTTTTATAAAATGAACCTGTTGGTGAATTGAAGAAATATTGATTGGTTGAAAATCTTGAAATTCTTCTTTTCATTGAATAATGTCCTATAGGATACGATTCAGTATCAAAAATAGAAGAATTGTTATCATATGTAGTAAATAAAGATGCGGAATTGACATTTACGTAAGAATATATATTTACAAATTTACTACTGGAATTTTCTAAACTGGTATTTGGATCGGTACCAAACAAATATACTTTTTTATTATTTCTGTAAATATAGTTACTTTCAAATTTATCAAAAAATGAACCACTAATAGAAAATCTACTTAATCTCTGATCGTAGTTCAAACTGGAGAACTGGAATGTTGTATAGTTATTAGATGTATATGATGCAGGATGCATTGATGATGTCAATACATCGTATATAGAAGATGTCAATGGAAAGTTTAATCCATTTTTACTTAAATTAACTTGACTTGTACTTCTATAATTTCTTTCAAAAGAAGCAGAAAAGTTTCTTAGTGGTTGATATGAACTGTTTAAATCATAAGCAATAGCACTGTCTATAGGACGATTTTGATATTTATTTCTTTCTAATAGACTTGGTTCAATTAATACACCATCAATTACTTTACTTCTTGCTGGAAGTAATTGTGTAACTGTTTCAAAGAAAGATCCGTCAAAATAATTCTTATATAGAGTCATGAACTCTTGATATAAGACTTGTTCGGATAAATTATATTTGTTATAATTGTTCCTTAATGTTTGTAAACTTTCATAATTGTCAGCGAAAATATTGGATGGATTTCCGATTAAATCCATGATATCATATTCACCCAAGAAATTTAAAATATCATCATCTCTTACTTTAAACGGAGAAATATATACTGCTAATAAATTTGAATCGGTAGTTACTAAATTATTTACAACACTCGTTTCATTAGGCATCAATCTAGCTTCAACAGTTTGTGTTGCTTTATTAATCTTTACATTCTTAAATTTATTAGGTCCATATTGTCCCAATTTAATGTTTTGATTGATTTCAATTTCATCAAATTGATATGGATATAAAGATGCAGATACAGTCAAACAATTTGATTGTGTAGTTGTATTTTGTGCAAAGTTATATGCAGATGCACTATATTGTGAATATAACTTGTTAGCGTTTCTTACAACAAATAAAGCAGGTGAAGAACCAGTGTACATATTAACTGGATAATCATAACTGTATCTAAAATACAAATTATCATAAGTTGTACTGTCATTATTTGTTTTATATGAATCAAAATTCTTACAATGTTCTATAAAAGATTCATCATCTAATTCGTGTTTCCATAGATTTATTTTGTCGATGTTTCCTTGGAATAAATTGCCGCCGCCTGTATAATTTCCTACATAAAGTAAACCAAAACTATTAAATGATTCATTAATTCCTTCGGTTCCACTAATGATTGATTTATTATCATCAAATACAATTTCATCATTATCTACGGATGTTACTCTTAATGAATATTGATATGGTAATTGTCCGCCAGATCCTGTGTCATAACTTGCAGATAAATTAATCTGTTTAATTAATACATTGAATACATTTCCATTAAACAATGGCAATGAATCTGTTTCAATATAGTCCGTTGGTAATCCGGACGGAGACATATCAAATTTTAATTTTCCAAAAGTATCTTTAACTTCCTTTTTGATTGATACATCCCAATTAGTTGTTTTTAACAAATAAACTTTGGTATTTTGTGGATAAATATAATCCGCATCAATTCTAAATTTAAATTCTATTGAATTGACATAACTTGATGTACCAAATACTGGTATTACTATTGCATCACCATTTCTGGTATATTTTGTAAAGTAATATTTACTTTGATATGTGTAAGATGAATTATCTTCATCAGAAATCTTATTACCACCATATTCTTTGACATTTAATAAACTACGAGGAATTCCATAAATGTTAGATATTGTTCTAATACATTCTTCTGTTCCCTTAGTCTTGTAAATCAATGGAAGTGTCTTTAGAATTCTATTCCAAATTATCTTTAATTTATCATAATCAGAATAAGCATTTGAACCTGTCAAGTAATTAGCTTCAATAGATGAATTATCAAATGAACTAATTGGATTCCACCCAAATTGTTGTAATAAAGTATTGGCAACTGTACTTACATAACTTGATGATAGATTACTTTCAACATATTGTTGAGTTGGGAAGTTCTTAATGTACAAGTAAATGTTATCAAAATGATGTCCGATCATTGACAAGAATATCAAATAATCGGTATTGTTATCATCCAATAAAATGTATTCTGGTGTATTATTTACAAGACTATCTCTGTTATTTTTATCAAATTCAATTGCATTTTCAATATAGTCTGGGTAATTATAATTTTGTACATATGCACCACTAACAAATAATGTTGTACTACCACTTACTAAAGTGATATTTTGATACAAATATGAATCATATCCATCAAATGAATTGAAAATTGTATTTAACTGTGATTGATATCCATTTACTTCTTCTGCATATGATGCACTAATGAATGGATAGGACGTTAACAATGTATACGACGACGCACTATTTGCGGCAGATGCAGATAATGTAGTCAATATAGAATTAATTGACTTATTAAGTTGATTTATTGATGTAACTTTATTTAAAAATAATTTAGTTCTTAATTCAGCAGAACTAAATACAATGAAATTAGAAAAATCGGAATAATCTACATTAAGATTATTTAATTTCTTATAAAATTCTACATCATTCTTCGTAGTATTATCTAATTTTAAATCGTTAGAATTTTGATAATTTACAGGTGAAGTCTTATAAGAATCGGTTGGTATTTTAAAGTTTGGTCCGGATATTCTAAAACTTCTTTTAACGATTGGAACATTGATTACAAATTTTTGGATTACTGGTACAAGTGATATATTTGAAATCCAACATTTGTCTCTTAATGAAACATCCAATGGCAATTCATTGAATAATTTTACAATAATATTTGTATTACCATCTTCTTCTACAAATGTATAGTTTAATGCGGTATAAAATGTATCATCGCCGAAATTCAATGCATTTTTCAAATATGCATACAATTTTTTATCATGATAAATTTGAACTGTATCAACAACATTCGATATAAAATTTGTGAAAAATAAATCATTAATGAAGTTTTCAACTTGTGTTGTCAATTCAATATTACTTGTATAATATGAATTAAGTTGATTCAACCTAATTGATATAGACTTTTGAACAATATATTTAAATTGTGTTTTAATCTGTTCAAATGAATAAATTGACTTGTAATATGTATACAACCAATCTTTAATATAATTTTTAGCACCTTCAAAACTATTTTGAATCAATTGTCCGTTTTGAGAATTAACAAATGGACGATTAAAACCATTGTATGTATCATCTAAAAATGCAAGTATATCTGCATCTGATTTGAATCCAAAATTGGTTCTTAATAGTGTAAAAATTGCTTTATTATTGTTGATTAATGTATCACTGTTTTTATAGATTTGATATGAATCTAAAAAGTAATTGAACAGTGGAATTGTATCTCTGACCAATACTGCTTTTCTGGCAAATGCTTGATATTGAAGATTTACAAGTATGTTTTCTTCTTTTGTTAAATCTAATTTAAATGAAGGTGTTAATTTAACTTCTCTTCTACTTGGAGAAATTTCTTTAATATAAAGTTGATATTCAGGATTACCGGCAACATTTCTAATAAAATTATAACTTGCAACATGATTGCCAGAATTAATATTTGAACCGGAAAAATCTTGAAGTGTACTTAATAATATATTTTTATTAAATGCAATCGTATAACTGTTATTGTATTGTTTATAACTGTAATTTAAAGTATTGTTATCAACATCTTTATAAGTTTTATTTAATACAGTATATGTGACAGAAACAGGTAAATATTTCCATATGTTAATATTACCTTCAATGTCATATACACTAAATTCAATTATATCTTGTTCCGAATTCCCAAAATAGTATTCTTGAAATGGTACATCATTAAATGTATCCAAATCATTTTGTAAAAAGTAAGAACCACTATTTAGTGATCCACTATTAGATGATATTGTTGGAAAAGGAAATGCCATAAATTATTGATTTTCAGATTTTAAATTAAACGGAAATTCGTTAGAAAAATCTTCAGGTTTATTTCCTTGTTTTAATTTAATTCTTAATTCTACGATTAAATCTCTTGCTGCACTTAATTGCGACTTTGATGGATCGGATTGTACTTCATCAACCAATTGATTTAACTTTTCTTTCAAATCTTGGTTTTCATATAATACTTTATTATATTCAGTTAAGAAAGTTTGATCAAATACTTGTTTTTGAATTATAGGTTCTGTTTGTATTTCTGTAATACCTACATCGTATAAATTTTCAATTTCATCTTTTTTGTAATTGAAATTTATCAATTCAAATGCAATATATTGTTCATTTGCGTCACTTGAACTAATATATAAATTTACATTGCCAAATTCATCAATATTATTAGTGAATTTGCCTGTTAATAAAAAGTCATTGATTTGTGATTTTATACTCATCTTGATACTTTAAATATGTTTCCGTTGTCAAATATTACGATTTCACCGTTAATTTCTGTTTTTATTAAAATTCTATAATATCTTTCAACAGGTAAACCAGTTGTATCTAGTCTGAAATAATGAATCGCACCGTCGCAACTTAATTTTGTATAATCATCAAAATCAATTACAAAGTTTTCACTTTCATTATCTTTAATAGCATAATAAGAATCAGAAGGTAATAAACTTGAACTTAAATATTGACTTTGTTGATATCCTTTAACAAAGTTCTTTAATGGTGCCTTTTCTCTCGCAAATATGTTTATACGAGGTACACTTCCAAATTTGTATTCTCTACCCACATTCTTAATAACTACTGTATATGGATTAAATCCTGTCAATGGTATTAAACTACCTGTAGAATATGTGCTATCATCCCATTTAACATCCAAATATGGTTGATAAATAGTATTAGTTTCTTTACTAAAAAATCTTATACTTGAATTAATATCATTCGATTGAATTAATTCAAGTGAACTTATTAAAATGAAGCCATTGTTAGGAACACATCCACAAATCCAACTTTTAACTATTGGAGTAACATCCATGTAAATATCGGATGTACTATAAGAATATGATTGTGAACATATTAATGAACTGCCGCTCAATGAAGATGAACAGAATGATGATATATACTTTGATCCGCTAGAAATATTATAAAATGATGATGATGTACTAGAAGTTGGTTGTAAATAAGTTGATGGTACATTATAAAACCATGTAGCTCCTCCATTTTGGAATGATGCAGATCCTAAACTTGATGTCAAAAGATAGTCGCTGAAATCATAAGTTTCTGTAGATGAAGTGGGTGAATACCATAAACTAGCTGTATTTTGTGTAGTATTATAATACCAACTAGCTCCAAAACTACCTAATCCTTCAGTATCATATCTTCCTATACCCATATCCCAACTTTTGCTAATTGGATATGCATAGATTTTATAATCTAATGGTACTTCACTTGTAGAAGATGCCTTTAATTTTAAGAAAAATTTAGATCCATTATTTATATCTCCAGTCAAAAGAGAACTTGAAATTGATGTCAAATCAAATTGAATCAAAATTCTACTAAATTCTGGATCGTTAGTAAATGTTGTAGTAGGGTTGTAAACACTTTGTGTACCTTGTAAAGTTCCATTTATACATCCATCAAAATTAATTAACGATCCACTAGCAGTAAAAATTGAACCAGTAAAAGATCCTATTATACTACCACTTACGCTGCCAGTAACGGAACCGTTATAATTAGTTAAACTTGATGTGATTGGAATTCCAGCACCATATGTTCCAGATACATATCCATTATAATTTGTTGAAGTAAATTGAGATGATCCACTAATGTATATATTTGACGATTCCGTAGAACCTGACAGATAACTCCCAGAAATATTTCCTGAATAATTTAATACGTCAAATGTAGAATAACTACCGGAAAGACTTGCAGAACTGTAAAAAGTAACATTGGTTACTAATTGATTTTGTGCTTTTATTTCTAAAATTTCGTCGATTCCAAAATTTTTATCGGCATAACCAGTTTCGTTAGTTATGAATGTGTCTTGTTTTGGAAATATAAATGTGTGCATACTCTATTATATAAATATAAGTATGAAATTTATAAGACTTTTAATGATAAATTTATTAAATTACAGCACCTCTAATATCATTATCTGGATATTTGACTTCAAATACTGATGGATCTAATGATGGATATATAATCTTATTATGAATTGCTTCTGATAAATTGTATTCATGTGGTGAATAATCACCATCATTTTGAGTAAGATTCTTAAATTTTACTTCGGCAACCGATTGTACACCTTCAACTTTAGCTAATTCCAATTCTAATTGATTGATATTAATTGGTTGATTAAAATACCATTTGTCAATGTTGAAAAAATCTTTTGCTTTTTGAAGACATTGGTCTAAAACTTCTTTTTTATTGAAATTGTTATATACCACTATCTTAAAATCTATTCCTATGTTGATAATATAACCATCAATAATGTTAACACTATCAGAAATAATTTTGTATTTTTGTAAATATTGTCTGATATTGTAAACTAATGCTTCATTAGTTTGTGTCAAATTTTTATTTGAATTATAACTCAAAACATACAAATTCAAACTGAATGGATTAGAAACATCGAAATTTACTTTTCTAAAGTTATTTTCTAAACTATTATTAATCAATGTTGTTTGATTTTCATTATTTACAAATCCGTTTAATAATGTTTGATTTGTAGAAATTGATAAATCTGAATTTGGTAACACCATTACTTTTGCAATTGAACCAAATCTTGGTGGTATTGAATATACTCTAGAAACATAATCGTCAATAGTAACTGTTCTATTTTGTGATCCAAAATTAGCCAAAGCATTTTGTCTTATTTCTTCTACACTTTCTTCATTTTGTCCACCAACTGCTGGATTTGGATTTGAAATTCTTAATGAATTTTTAACTGTGGTTAATAATGAATTTTGAGAAGGAGTTAATCCTGATATATCATTCAAATATGTAACTGAAGATATATTTTTGATAGTATCCGATGGGGAATTTGATGTTAATCCACCACCAATCAAATATTGTACAGTTAACACTGTATTTGATGGAGTTTGTCCAAATGTTTCGGAATTTAGTAGTTTACTAGTATCATAATTTAAATTCAAATTGCTGATGTTTTGTAATCCTATACCAACCAATTCAGAATTTGGATAAATTACTTCATCAGAAGTCGCATCTGTACCAGCACCAAATTCAAGATATGTAGTATTATTAGCAGTAACATTTACTACAAACTTTCTTGATGTTTTAAAACTTTTAATTAACTTTGGAACTTCAGATGAATATTGAACATAACTATCATTAGTAAAATCTGTATTTTCAGTTTCGGTAAATACTAAATCTTGTGCCAAATAATCAACTTCATACCACTTATTGTTGTCACTATCTTTTACATCTATTATATCAACAACATTATTTTCAGATAGTGATATTTTATAAAATGGTACAGACGAACCTACCGTAAATGATGCAGTAGTAATTTTTCCGGCAATAACTTTTGTTGATTTCTTTAGTAAAAAGAATTGTGGTATTCCATAATTGTCTCTTGAATAAACAGTTACTTCTCTAGGAGAAAATTTACTATCAAGAGAAAAATCTACAGGATCAGTTGTAATGAAATTTACTCCGCTTTCATTAGATACTTCCATATATTCTCTTATTTTAAGAGCATAGTTGTTATCTGGGATATAATTGTTATTAGAATCCTTAATAGACGGAATTAATTGATATAAATCAATATATGTAGTAGAAGATTTGGTTGGTTTTGTTTTATATCCAAGATAATTTGCTAATGCAAGAACGTTTTTTCTTTCTTCTGCATATGGCATTAAACTTTCTTTGAATTGATAATCGGTATAATATGAAAGAACATCTCCAACATAAGATGCCATTTCAATAAACATCATACCAGGAGATGCTTCACTAAAATCTTTATATGTTCTTGGAAAGTATGTTTTTGAATATTCAATTAAAGATGCTTTAAAAGAAGAAAAGTCTCTATTAAGATACTTAATTTCTTTACGGGAACTATTAAAAGACTTTTGTATAATATCTGCCATAATTATATATTATTTTGATTAACTGTCAAATTAAGTGTATCTGTTTGATTATTAACCGTAAATTGTATTTTTATATATAATATATAA